GTATGACGTGTTGGGCTGGTATGTGACCTATTCTGCGATCCTTACAGACAAAGCAGGTAAGACACACAATGTTTTTATCCAGGATGCTCACCTTGCAAAGCAGTCAGAACTAAAGAAGGGTGACAAGGTTGTGGCTGGCGTAACTATTGTTGGTCGTGTAGGTGGTGGCAAGAACACTCCTAGCGGTAGCGCAAGTACTGGGGCGCATCTACACCAAACTATCGGTAAAGCTAACAAGTCTTGGGGCAACCCTGACGTGCATCTTGCACCGTACAAAGATCTACTAAACCCACTAAGTTTCGTCTAAGGAAAGCCATGAAAAACAAGATCGGTTCAAGAGTAAAAGAGATCACAGATGTTCTGGCGTTTCTGGCGTGGCGTGGCTTTGGTATTTTTCTTTTTATCCTTGGTGGCTCTGCTGGTGTAGGTGCAGCTCTAACAGGTAACTGGCTAGATGGTGTGATTATCGCTTGGGGAACGCTGATGATCGGTGTGATTGGGGCTATCGGTTATGCGATTGCTACTACTGGTCGTGTAACTAAGGATGATGTCGCTAAGGCTTCTAATGATGCTATTCAGAAGGTGAAGGAAAACGAGAAGAAATAGAACGCCAGGTTCTTCTTTCTCCTGCCGTTAGTCCACCCCAGATCCCTAGTGGTTCTTTCGCTTCGATAGCGTATGTTCGGCACTCTTCCATTATTGGACACATTGAGCATAGTTTTTTAGCGTACAGCGTGTCTTGGTGTCCTGTGCTGCCTATGTCTGGGTAGAAGGCTTCAGGGAAGTTTTGGCAGGGTAGTTCACCGACTTTTTCTTGTAGCTCTAAAAAAGAAAAAAGTTTTCTTGAAATTGGTATGGAATGTCGGTGGTTTGTCATACACTTACATTACTGACAATTCGGTCAGAAGTAAAATCAGGAAAAGGGTTATGACTAATAAATTAGATCACAAACTGTTTGGTAATGCTGTATTGGTTGGGGACTTTGAGAATCAGAGTCCTGAGTGGCATGAGCTTCGTGCTGGTGGTATTGGTGGTTCGCAGGTAGGCACTATTTTGGGCTTGAACCCTTGGGAGTCTGCCTATACTTTGTGGGCGAAACTGTCTAACAAGATTGACGATAGTTTTGAGCAGAATGAGAAGATGCGTTGGGGAACTATTGTTGAACCGCTGATCTTCAGCGAGTGGGGTTTGCGTAACCCTGAATACAAGATGTTTGAAACTGGCACTTGGGCTGATGGCTGGAAACACGCTAACCCTGACGGCATTTTAGAGTTGGATGGCGAGTTCGGTTTGCTAGAGATTAAGACTGCTGGCTACCGTTTTGATACTGTTCCAGCGCACTATCAGGCACAATGTATGTGGTACATGCACCTGCTTGGTTTGAAGTGGTGCAAGGTTGTTGTGTTGTTCCAGGGTAATCAGTTGGAAACTTTCCACCTTGATTATGATGCTGAGTGGGCTGAGTCTATGGTTGCTCGTGTTGAAGGGTTCTGGGACAAGCTCGGCAGGGATGTTGCTCCTGATTGGGATGGCTCTGAGAGTACGTTTCAGACTGTTCGTGTGATGCACCCTGACATTGAGGAAACTCAGGTTGAATTGGGCGTGTTCGGTTCGCAGTTGCTGGAGAAGCAAGCGGAGCTGGATGCTGCCACAGAAAAGTTGAATGAAATTAAGAGCATTGTTCTTGATTTTATGGACAAAGCAAAGTATGGTCAGGTTGACGGTAAAACTGTTGTTACTAGATCTGCTCGTAACGGTGGGACTCCGTATCTAACTATCAGTAAGAAAGGGATCTAATGAAGATCACAGACATTCAAGGTATCAAAGTTGGCGATAAGGTCGCTATCGTAATCAATAACCCAGACAAGAAATCTGCTTCTGTTTCAGGTATTTTGTCTGGTATTCAGGTTCTTCCAAGCGAACAGGTTGGTTTGAGCATTTATGGGCTAGGTCAATGGATTTGGCTTGAAAAGAACATGACTGTTACTTGGAGTGCGTAATGCAAGCTAGGGAACTTATTGTTGAAGTTATGAAGGAAGTCCAGGGTCTGGCGAAGAAGGATAAAAACACTTCGCAGGGATTTAATTTTCGTGGCATTGATGCTGTGATGAATGTTGTTGGCCCTGCTTTGCGTAAGCATGGTGGGTTTATCACTCCAAGTGTGACTGATGTTTCTACTTCGGTTGCTACGACTAAGAGTGGTGGCTCGTTGAACATTTGTCGCTTGCAGGTCACTTATTCGGTTTTCGGTAGTGAGGGTGATCCGATTACTGGGACTGTTGCTGCTGAAGCTATGGATTCTGGCGATAAGGCTACTGCTAAGGCTATGAGCGTTGCTTACAGAACTTTCTTGTTGCAGTTGCTGTGTCTGCCTACGGATGAACCTGACCCTGATTCTTTCAGTTATGAGTTGGGTGCTAAGGCTGACCATGACAAGCTTTACATTCTTGCTGGTGAGCAGTATTACAATCGTGATCTTGAAGGGTTGCGAGCAACTTTTGCTAAGGCGCAAGAAGCAGGTTTGAGTCCAGATAAGTTGGCTAAGATCCAGGATTGGGGTAAGACTCTTGGAAATAGTTAGTCCTGACCAAGTTATCGCCAAACTGAATGAGTTGATTCAGACTGGTGAGAAGGGTATCAATGCTTTGTATGATGCCGAGTTCAAGGTTGCCGATAAGGATTTGGCTTACGAGAAGGCTTACCAGTCTGCGTTTCTTGAAGCTCAGGGAACTGTGGCGGATCGTACTGCTGTTGCGCGGCTAAAAACTGCTGAGTTGAAGTTTGAGCATGACATGGCGAAAGTTGAGTTGAATCGTGTCAAGGCTAAGATAAAGCAGATCTCGGATGCAGGTACTTTGACTGCTGTTATTGCTAAACAGGTGGAGCTAACTTTCCGTCATGGTTAGTAAAACTGTTTGGGCGAAAGTGCTGAAACGTGATGTGTGTTGTTGGCATTGTGGGCGGATAGATGATACTCTCGTGCCACAGCACAGAATCAATCGGGGGATGGGTGGGTCTAAGTTGTTGGACACTCCATCTAACCTGGTTGCTATGTGTAGTGAATCTAATTTGTTGATGGAATCTAATGCAGAGTTTCGTGAGAAGGCTTTGCAGTATGGCTGGAAGTTAGAGCGATACAAGTTTCCTGAGCAAACACCGATCTACGACTTTTATAAGGGTGACTGGTTTCTCATTGATGATGAGTGGCATAAGACACCTTACCGACTATTTATGGCTTGAAAGGGAAACAAAATGGATTATGGATCTGATGAATGGATTGCTTTGGCGGAAGCTTTGGAGAAGGAGCGTACTGACATGACACACGCTGATAGACCTTTGACTGATGAAGAGTTGAATCACATCCGTTATGCGCAGGGTAAAAGGCAGTTACGTCAAAAGGGTGAAGAACTTGAAGCTATGCGTGAGCAGCGAGATAAGTTGTTCTTCAATGCTGGTCGGTTTGCTGGTGGTGCTAGGGATGAGGTCGCTGTGATGGCTGACAAGGTTATTCAGGCACTTATGGAGAGCGAAGAGTAGACACATGAAATTCCTACGCAAAAACGCCTTTAAATGCCTCGTAGGGGGCTTTTAATGAGTGTGGAGATGATAGCGGCTGTTTTGAATAATAGTCGTGCTGATGGGCGAGCAAAACTCGTTTTGATAGGCATTGCGAACCATCATGGCGATAACGGTGCATGGCCGTCTATCGCAACCCTAGCTCGGTACGCTAACGCATCCGAAAGATCTATCAAACGGGACTTGCAGTATCTTCAAGAGATCGGTGAGATTAGCGTTGAAGTGAATGGCTCTGATTCGGGTGGTCAATACAAGACAAACAAGTATTGGATTCTTCTACCAGGGGTGACAAACTGGACAGCAGGGGTGACAGATCAGGTAAGCAGGGGTGACAGACTGGGTAAGTCAGGGGTGACAGATCTGGCACACAAACCTTTAAAAGAAACATATATTAACCTATATGCTCATTTTGAAGATTTCTGGAGAGTTTATCCACGCAAGGTTTCTAAACGTGCTGCCTGTAAAGCGTTTGAGTCTGCGTTGGGCAGAGCAAGCTTTGATGACATTCTTGCTGGTGCTATTCGTTACGCTAATGATGTTAACCTTCCACCGCTGGAGTTTATTCCTTATCCGACCACTTGGTTGAATGGTGATCGTTGGGGTGATGCTCCGTTGCCTGAAAGACAGAAAACTAAGGAAGAACTGCAAAACGAGGCTAGGATGGCTGAGAAAGCCCGTCAGGAGCGTTTGAAGGAGTTAGAGCGTTTACGCAAGTTGGAAGCCTTGGAGCATGAACAGAAGGTCAGTTCAGAGCCACCTAAGAGTTGTGAGCATGGCAACATTGTTTGGAACTGCCGCAAGTGTGGTTTTGGGTTGCAAAAGGGCAATGAATGACTAAACTTAATTTGTGGATGACAACAAGATTCTTTGTAACCGTTGTGGTTATGCGTGGGTCGTTGCTCCTGAGAAAAGAGATCGCAAAGATTTGTTGTGTGTTTCTTGTCGTGCTACGCCAGCTAAAGTGGTTCAGTACGGTAATCTCAAATGTGTTCCGCACTCAGGCGATTTCGCTGAGGATGGGATAACCCCTATGGCTGGTGGGGTTGAAGTGCTACCAGGCAAAAGAATATGCAATCACAAAGATTGTGTAAATCCTAAACATGTAGAGAAAGGGTAAATTGTGCCTAACACAATTAAAGCAACAAACCTTGTAGTGACTAAGACCTTCGGTAAGTTTTTTATTGCCGTAGACACTTTCAAGAAAGCTGACGGCTCTGAAGGCAAGCAAACTTTCAAGATTTGGTCAACTGAGTCTGTGCAACCTAATCAGGTTGTTGATGTTATCGGTAACGCTTCAGCAAACGTCAACGAGTTTACAGATCAGCAGGGTCAGAAAGTTACTTACGCTCAGTTGAGCATTAACGCTAAAGAAGTGAAGGTTACAGCTTCTTTGCCACCTGCCGCACCATCATCCAACTGGGACACTTTTTGAAGCTAGTTTATTTCACTACTTTCGCAACAGTAGTGATGTTTATGTTTTTAGGTTTTGATGCTGAAACGCTAGAACAGAAACTGGTTCTTTTCGCTTTTGCTTCATGGTGGTTTCTGGTTCTGTGTGTCGCTTATTATAGAAAGTATGATAAGTAAGTTTTCGGTAGAAGGTCTGCCAGCACCGCAAGGCTCTAAACGTCATGTCGGTAATGGTCGGATGATTGAAGCCAGCAAGTATCTCCCTGCTTGGCGTAAAGCTATTGAAACTGAATGTAAATCTCTTTTTGATGAACCTATGGATGGGGCTTTGGAAGTTGAACTTTGGTTTTACATTCCGAAGCCTTCTTCCATTTCTAGGGACTATCCGACTGTGATGCCTGACGTAGATAAGTTGGTTCGTGCGGTTGGGGATGGTCTGACCCAGGGTGGGGCGATTGCAGATGATGCAAGGATCGTTGATCTTCATGCTTATAAACGTTATTCGGTTGATGGTTGGACTGGCGTTTACATCACGATCGGTCAAATAAAAGATTAGTTTTTTCTGGCGTTTCGCTATTGACTTTGGACTTCTTGTTGGACTAGATTTAGGGGTATGACAACAAGGAAGGGAAACATGGCTAAACACAAAGGTCACTACCAGCTCGGTAGCCGCTTGTTTCAACAGTATCTACGCTTACAGAATCGCTGGCGTTTCTTCGTCAAACCAGATCTAAAAAGGGGGGTCGCTAATGTCTTGGACAGAATCAGAAAAACTAAATGAATGGATTGAGCGAGCCTACCAAAATGGTAAGCGTGAAGAACAAGACCGCATCATCAACCTTTTGTTAGACCTAAACGTTATTAGGCGTTGTGCAGCAACAAACAAACTTGTTGCCTTTGACACTAATGGGGAAAATGTCATTTACCTGACAGGATTTGAAACTAATGTGCGAGAAGTGTAATCAGAACTTTCGTCATCTAGGGAAACTATCTGGTCAAATGTCCACGCAAAGTTTGGTTGTAGAACTGCTAGAAAAACTGCCATTTATTTGGATGGGTGAAAAGCAGCTAATACAGGTAGATAAAAGAGAAGTAATCCAAATGGTCAAAGACATGAGTTTGACATGAAAATAGGCAGTTTGTTTTCTGGTTACGGTGGGTTAGATCTTGCCGTAATGAATGTGCTGGATGCTGAGATGGCTTGGCATTGTGAGTGGGAAGATGCACCTTCTAAGATTCTTGAAAGAAACTTTCCAGGCATACCTAACTATAGTGATGTCACAAAAGTAGATTTCACACAGGTAGAAAAAGTAGACATTCTTACAGGTGGTTTTCCTTGTCAAGACTTATCGTTGGCAGGTAAAAGGGCAGGACTAAAAGAAGGAACAAGATCGGGGCTTTGGCATGAGTTTGCTAGAGCTATTGAAGAACTGCAACCTAAACTGGTTGTTATAGAAAATGTTAGGGGTTTACTGAGTGCTAAAGCAGATAACGGAATGGAATACAGTCAAGAAGATTTGGATGATTGGGGAACAAGACCTGTTTTCACAGCAATCCAAGCCGTTCTTGGGTCGCTGGCCGACATGGGGTATGATGCGAAATGGTGTGGTTTACGAGCTGCCGATGCAAATGCCCCACACAACAGATACAGAGTCTTTATTATTGCGTTCCCCAAAAGCGAGTGAAGGTGAGGGTGGAGCGTTGGGTGAAGCTGAAGCGTTGAAGCGTGGCAATACTGTGGGGGTCAGAGATCAGGTCATGGATTTGGTTGCTAGTCAGGGACTTCCAGTTTCTAGGCAAGCCGACAATCTACTACCTACACCTAACACTATGGAACACAGGGAAATAAAAACCCCCGAACAGATCGCAGAGTTGAAAGAACTTTCTCCTGGTGGTTACCGTAATCTTCGTGAAGTTGTTATTAATGAATTACCGACTAATGCTTTACTGCCTACTCCTGCTGTCGGTCACATTCGTAACCATGATGAGCCGATAGAAGATTATTTGGGGCGTAGACAAGATTACTTGGATGGTAAAACTAAGGGTATGCCTGGTGCAAGTCTTGGCGTTGCTGTCCGTATGGAAATGCTACCTACCCCTATCGTTAGAGATTACAAAGATGGCCAAGCACCTTCTATTCGTGACGGCAAGGTTTCGGTAGATACTGTTGGTAGAGCAATTATGAACTCTGGCGAAGTAAACCTGTTGCCTACTCTTAGAGCTTCGGATGGGTATGAGCGTAGAAACCAGAAAACTATGGACAAGATTGCTGCTGAAGGTGGAGATTTGACTATGCCTACTTTGGCTAGAACAACAGTCAGTTGGGGGAAATTTACTCCTGCTATTGAACGTTGGGAAGCAGTTACTAGACCTGCCCCTGCTCCTACTAAACCTGACGGGAAAGACGGTAATCACCGCCTCTCAGCAGAGTTTACTGAGTGGATGATGGGGCTTCCTGCTGGTTGGGTTACAGATCCTGAGATGGGTTTGAAGCGTAACGATCAGTTGAAGGCTTGTGGCAACGGGGTTGTGCCACAGCAAGCAGAACTAGCTTTACGAATCCTGCTTGAAGATGTAAACCTAGAAGGAAAGTAAATGCTAGAAATTATAACTTCAATAGGGGTGGTCGGTTTTCTTATGCTGGCTATCGGCTATGTGACAGTTTTTTATATGGCAAGAGTAATAGATTCACGAGATCCTTACGAGGATGAAGGAGATAGAGATGAGTAACAAAGCGCAAGAAGCAGTAAAACTATTGAGAGATGACAACCTTCTTTGGTCTAAAGACTTTGATTTGGTTAGACACAAGATAGCGGATGTCATTGAGGAAGCTAACACGATAACTCATCCAGTTATTTTGGCTACTATCAGAGATCTATGCAACCACATCTCTAGTCCTGTTGTTTTGGAGAAACCTAATGCTTGAAAACCTTACTCCAGGCACTAGGCAATATCCTTGTAAGATACGAACTATTTTGCAGGAACTATCTGATGCAGATAGAAAAGTTTTGGTTGAAGCGTTAGAATCTCCTTTGTGGAATAATTCTGCTCTTACAACTGCTCTAAATGAGCGTGGTTTGAAAGTTAGTCGCTATTCGGTGGATAGCCATACAGGAAAGCGTTGCTCATGTTGGAGAATCTAAGTACACCTGCCCCTAAAGTTTCTGTCCCTGATGGCTGGCATCCTTCTGTCGTGTTTGATGGTGAGGGTGGTGAAGCTACTCTTCCTGCTGTTGAAGGAGATAACCCTGTTGACATTGAGGGTTTCTTGCGTGATGCAGGGATCAATCCTGATGAGATAGACATTGTTGGTGAACCTAGGATTAGCCGCTGGCAGGTTGCTAGACCTTTTCCGTTAGATCCTATGTGGATGACTGCTGTTCGTATTCGGTGGCGTAGGAAGAACGCAAAACTTGATTTGCCTTTGCTGTATTCGTTGGCTAAAAAAACTAAACCTGTAACCCCTAAGCCTGTGGCTTCTGGTAAAGCTTTGGTTGTTCTTTGGTCAGATCTTCAGGTTGGCAAGGTAGATCATAGGGGCGGTACTGAAGCATTGTTTTTGCGTGTCGCTGAAACACAAGTTCGGTTAGCGGAAAAAGTAAAGCAACTAAAACCAGAACGAATCGTATTCTGTGATGTAGGTGACGTTATAGAAAATTTCGGTAACGCAGCAGATCTTCACCAGCTCGCCACAAATTCAATGTCGCTTCAGCAACAGGTTGATGTGGCTACCAGCATGGCGTGGGCAACGCTAAAAGAGTTAGCCAAGTATGCGCCTATAACTTATCTTTCGGTTGGAAGTAATCATTGCCAGTTCCGAGTGAATAAGCAGAAGGTTGGAACTCCTACTGATGACTGGGGTATTCACATTGGTAGAACACTTGCTAGGTTGAGTAAAGAAGTTGGACTTGACATAACTTTCCATGAACCTGCAACACATGACGAATCACTTGCTTATGACGTCAGACCTGAAGGCATCCCTGACTGGTGGCGTAAACAATCATTTGGTAAGCAGTCGGTCACAGCTTCAACAGTTCTAGTTTCTGGTCACTTTCACCATTTGAGAGTGCAAGAACTCGGTTCAACAAACAGGGGAACAAGCCGTTTCTGGGTTCAAGCAGCAACCCTAGACAACGGATCTAACTGGTGGCGTTTGAACTCAGGTGAAGATAGCCAGCCTGGTTTGGTTTGTTTTGCCCTAGAAAAAGAAAAAGATTTTACTGGAACTGTCTGGAAACTTTAGGCTTTTCTGGTAAATTAGAAGGGATCTCCTAGTAGCCATGCATGTAAACGCCCTGTTGCTAGGAGATCTTCCTTTAGGATTGCTTTATGATTCGTGAAGTGTGTAGTTGTGGTGCAGAGTTTGAAACTGATGACCGAGATTCGGTTAGTTTGGTTAAGAACTGGCGCAGGACACATAGACACGCTGAAAAGCAGCCTACACAAGAAACAAAAGATTCGGTTGTGCTGTCTAACACAGATATAGCTTTAGGTTTCCAAGCCATCTATAACCCTATGGAAGAAGAAGAATAATGCCAGTTTACGAGTATGAATGTTCTAATGGACATAAATTTATTGTTACCGAACCGATAGCAAATACACATAAACCACCTACAAAATGCAAGCAATGTAAGGAAGTTTTGGTTAGAATATTTGGTAGTCCTTCGGTTCGGTTCAAGGGAACTGGTTGGGGTAAAGATTAGATTGGAAAGGGAAAATGAAATTATTTACAGCTCTGGTAACTGCGTTCCTTGTTTTGGTTGGGGCGTGGGCAAGTTTCGGTTCAACCAATAAACCAGAAACTGCACAAACCTATAATTTGGTTGAAAAACTTGTGGAGTTAGACAAGCAAAGACATTTGGTTCAAAAACGTAAACATTTGGTTCAAGTAACTAAAGATTTGGTTCGGTTCGCAGATAAGACACCTTATGTGTTTTCTGGTTCAACACCTTCTGGTTGGGATTGTTCGGGTATGGTTGTGTGGGCTTACAAGCAGGTAGGCGTTACGCTGCCACATTCAGCAGATAAGCAAGCTCACCAGGGGAAGCGTGTCAGTGATCCAGAGATCGGGGATTTGGTTGTGT